ATGTACTGTTGGGCAACTTCTTCAGGAGATTGCGCTAAGTAACTAGCACCAAGTCCTAATAAACGATTTTGGGCAGAAGTGATCTCAGGTGCGGCTGTATAGCCAGCACTTACCAACTGACCAGTAGCAGGATCAACTTGGAAGTTAGATGTACCAAAACGAGTAGTTGTGCCAACTGGTCTGAACTGTGAACCAGCAACCGCTTGTTGTGTCGCTTGACCTATTCTTGCTTGTGCTTGTTGTGCCGCTTCTCTATCCGCTTGCAATTGCATTAAGTTAGCGGCAGTTCCTAAACCGCCTTGAACAACGCCCCTTTGATTTAGGAAGTTCATAGCACCTTGAGCCGCACTACCACCAGCCGCCAATGCTCGTTTGATTGCGGCTTGTGTAACCGCATCTAAGGAGGATAGATAGTCTGTTGGAACATCACCATAGTCATATATAGGATTAGACTCTGGGACATAACCATAGTCATATATAGGGTTAGACTCTGGGACATAACCATAGTCATATATTTGCGAATAGTCAAAATTATCAGCCATGTTTGTCGCTCCCATTGTCGGTGTTGTAGATGTTGTATCTACTGTTTTCGGTATTAAATCCGATGTTGATTGACTTAATAAACCAGATGGCGTTACTTGGCTTATTGCACCACTTGTTAAACCACCCGTTAATGCTTGCTCTGGCGTTGCGCCACTCAATAATCCACCAGTAGTGCCACTAGCCACATTGCCAGCAAAACTAGAACCAGTTTCTGCGCCTACTGCACCACCAACCTGACCAGCGACTTGGCTAATAGCATAGTTTTTGGCAACATCTTCAAGGCTTGCACCTTTGTCTAGTGCAACTGCCGCTTGAGCCGCTTGAACATAAGGTGCGGCAACAGGCACAGCAATAGAAGCAACAGTTGCCCAACCGCCTGGGATTTCTTGATTTACTGTGTCATCAACGTCTGCCAAAGACTCTGTTACGCTACTTCCAACATCACTTACAACATCAGAAACGCTCTCAACAACGCTAGAAACACCACCTTGTGGCTGAATCCTTCTATCTCCCACATGGCGAAACGCACGAATGGGGAGGTCTGGTATACCTAATAAAGCAAGACTATTTCTCATATATTTGCCTTCCAGTTGTACTGTGGCAAGTCAGATGCTTGTACATCCAAACCAAGACGTTTCATCAGTTCAACAATTCCTTTGTTATCTGCTTTCCCGTAGACAGTCTTAATGCCTAACGCCCTGCCTCTTTTGACAAAGCCAATAACAGCCCTTGCCAATGTCGTAGGATTGTCTTCAGTAAACAAATGAATTTCTGCTGATGTTGGGTTAATCTTACGCACCAAAAGAACAGAATCATTCTCTTGCATCAAAATGCCAGATTTGTTCTTGACAGACTGATTTACAGCAAGCAATGCCTTATTAGGGTCAATTTTGCGCTTGACCGCATCTGCTTTAATGATTTCTGATGCTTTCATGGCTATCCTTTTGGATATTTATTTTTAACTGCTTGACAGTCAGCAATGTATTTGTCAATCTGTGCTTGATCGGCTTTGGCCACACCGTCCAAGTAATCAGTAATTGGTGGGTATTCGGCTTGGCGTTTGGCTATATAAGAATGAGCGTCAATGTAGGCTTGAACCGTAGCCTCGTCATAAGAAACTGGGTTGCCTTGTGCGTCAAAAGCATTGTCACCACGAATAGTGACAACATTAGAATTGATTGCCCGAATTGCGTCATGTTTGTTCATGCGGCTATCTCCATAAGTGTCATTGTTGAAGTGCTAACACCAGTAGTAATTGTGTTTATAGATATTCCAGTTCCAGCCACGTTTTTCATTCTGACTTTATAAGTAAATGATGATGTTGTCGCTGGCGAGTGCAAATAATTTGTACCCGCTTCACCAAAAGAAAGATTAGCCGATACTCCATAACCAGTTAAACCTTCAAAATCCAAAAGAATGTTATTGCTTCCATCTGTAATAGTGAATTGTCCTACTGTTGGACTACCAGAAAATAAACCCGCTAAATTTACAAAAACTAAAACTTTGCTTGATGCAGATGATGGAGTTATTGATGCAGACAAACCAGTATCTACTAGTGATGATGATGCAGTAGATGTATTTGTTGCATAAGTAACATTTATAACTTGCAACACCGATCCCGCAGGCAATCTAGCAACTGCAATAGTTCCCGTTAATTGTGTAGCAACTATGCTTTTATTTGTCAAGGTATCTGTTGTTGCCCGTCCCACCAAAGTATCTGTCGATGTTGGTAGGGTCAGAGTACCAGTATTAGAGATTGTGCTGATTACAGGAGTAGTCAGAGTCTTGTTTGTTAAGGTTTCAGAGCCTGCCAAAGTAGCCACAGTACCCGTAGTAGGCAAAGTCAATGCAGTCGTACCAGATACAGTCAAAGTAGTTCCAAAAGAACCTGATATAGCGAGTGTGCTTGCTGAATTATTAGCAACCCCTGTACCGCCATTGTTTGCCCCTAAAGTACCAGTTACGCCTGTTGTTAAAGGAAGACCTGTGACATTGGTCATCACGCCTGATGTTGGTGTTCCAAGCGCAGGGGTTACTAAGGTAGGAGAAGTTAAATCAGCCTTTGTAGCAACTGCCGTAGCAATGTTGTCAAACTCTGTATTTATCTCAGTTCCCTTAACAACCTTATTTGCGTTACCAGATGCAAGTGCATCCTTTGCCGCAAAGTTGGTGGTTTTTGTGTAATTTGCCATGTTTATTCCTTACCCAAGTTTTCCATTTTTAGCCTGAATCTCAATCTTTTGAACACTTATAGGCGCACCATTTATCTCAATTTCATAGGCTGTTTGTACAACTTTGCCATAGCCTGATGCTTGCCCAACCAAAGTCCCAATCTGTACCCCTGTGGAATAGTATGCAACTGGACTACCATTTGCACCATATTCAGCAATTCCATATTCCGCTACTGTTGATATAGGAATAAGTGCTTGTGTAGCGTAATACTGAGCAGAAAAATCATAAGACCATTTTATTGTAAATATTTGGTTTGTACCACCAATTACTACCACAGAAATTTTCTTCAGAATTGATGTGACATTTGCATCACCTAAATCAGCATAGTTGGTGTAATACTGGAAACGATAGGTAGAAGTATGGTCAAGATAAGTGCCATATTTGCCAATGTATCCATTCTTACCAATCAGCAAATCACCATTTCGTTTTGCCAATAATGCCGTTGGCTCAATAGAGTCCCAAGTTGTTACCCTTGAAGAACCATCTTGCAACTGAGCCTTTGTATCAAATACATAGACTTGTTTGGCAATAGGAAGTGTCAAAAGGTAAAAACCATTAACTTCTGAGTAAACAGCCTTAATGTTTGCCAAATTCTCTGACTCAACATAGGTCATCAAATCATTACGCACATTCTTTGACAAATCACGCAAAGGTGCAGACTTCTCTTGGATAGTACGCATCACGCTACGAATACCTGAGTTTGACAAGAAAACGATGTCTGATGCAGTCGTAACAATGGAATCCCTTGATAGGCAACCAATGTTTCCAATACTGTCGCTCAAAGCAAGTGATGATGGAGTTGTAGCACCAGAATAAACTAGTATCTGACGCTTACCAAAGATAAACAAGAAGCCATTATGTGCGCCAAGACCAACAATCTGATCAGACCCATTAGGCCAAACTTGGGCAACATTCAATGATCCTGATGTTCCACCCGTCCAGTTATGCCCTGCCAACAGGTCGGAAAAAGTAATCGTTGCATTGTTTGTAGTTGTATCAGCAACCCACAAACGTCCAAAAGCAGATATAACAACATTCCCCAAAGGAACTGTGCCTGAATACCCTGCCTTCTCCGATACCCTAAGATAAGTAGTAGTAGATACAGCAGGGTCATAGATCAAAGGATCAAAGCCAGACTGAAAGAAGTAAGTTATTCCATTTAAAGATGCACATTGCCAGTTGCTTGACGTGATAGTAGGGGCTGTCCCCCCTCCCCCATAAGTTAATTCCACAACAGCGTTTGAGCCATCTAACTTGAATAACTTGTTATTTCCAGCAAATAACACAGTCAAAGTGCCATCTAATTGCACCAATTCATGTATTACTTTTACGTCATTTGCGCCTAAATTACCGCTAGATGAATTAACCCTTGACCAGCCTTTTCGTGCGCCAATACGTCCATATTGGTCAATCACACAGTTGGTGGCAATAGCCGCATAACCCGCCTCTAGCGTCAAGGGAGAATCTTGGGTGTTTAACCCAAAGAATCCTGGGGCTTGAACACTAAAGGTTTTTAACGCTTGGGTCATATAGAGACAAACTCCTGATTCTCAGGATAGCGTGTGCCTTCCAAGGCTATGTGGTCTGACAGCATTGCTCTATATAGGTTGTATGCCTCTGAGGAAGATAAGCCACCATCCTCACCACGTTCCACCAAAGCCCTTGCATAGGCGTTTTGAGCCACTAAAACATCAGGTACTTTGACCACAGTAGCATCAGCAGATAAAGTGGCTTGTGGCACTGTTAAGGCAAATGGGATGCTATACACGCCATCAGGACGGGGATAGAGAGTTACTTTAGTATCGCCATTACTATCTACGCCATCAAAAGCGTAATTCGATGGAATACCATTTATAGGGGTAGAGAAGTTCTGATACCGATTCATACTAACAAAGTCGATATTCTTCATACCAACATTGCTTGTTGCGTTAATCACATCTTGAACTTGAAACTTCTGA